AAAAAAGCAGCGTACCCGATACCAAGTCCGCCGGCATCTCTTCAAACGAGGATGCGTCTTCTTTGGCTGTGTACTTCTTTATCTCGTAGCTCTCTCCAAGCTCATAGGTCACCTCACGGTAGAGGATCGCCATAACTTTATGGGCGTTCTTCCAGAAGTCTTCGAGGTAGGTCTCAAGGTCTATCCACTCACCCGCTGTAAATGCGTCCCAATCGGGGATAAAGCCCAAACGCTTTCCGTCCATTTCAAGGACTTTCTCAAAGCGTGCAGTCTCTTGTGTGAGTAGGTTGTCGATATGCTCTCCTGCGGCTTCTAAGAGCTTCTGAGGCATCTTCCGTAGTTGTGCAACGGATTTACCGGAGCAAGCGGATACCCGTTCGAGGGGATTCTCTGAGGTCATCATCACCTGGAGTTCACCGAGTGAAAGGTCAGACCATCTGTGAGGGAGCTTGAGTTCCATTATCTTATTAACTTGTTTTTGTTGATTTCCTTACCCAATCCCATACGATACGGGAATGCGTGAATTTTGCGTGAAAAATGCGTGTTTGCGTGAATCTTGCGTGTTTGCGGATAATTCACGGAGAAAATGCGGGTTTGCGGGTATTTGACGGGTGACCGCTTTTTACCCAATTGCATATGAGCCAAAGTTGGGGTTCGTTTGATTCCATGTGATCCCGTACCTCATCGCATCTATAGCGTGGTTAAAAGAGTCAACGGGTTCATTCAGTTGCTTGCCGTTCTTGTCTTCTTTCCACTTGTAGTTCCTTAGCTCTCTAATTAGGTTGACACTCCGAGAAGTGACCGCAAGCGGGCGAGAGTGGAGGAACTGTATTCCGCTTCTAACTGAGTCACGTCCTTTCCTTGCTCCGTGAGTATTGAATCCGTGAGAATGTATCTCGTCGATGCTCTTGGGTTCTGCGGAGTCACATATAACAACATCACTTCGATTGACTTGATTATCTCGGAGCATTTTAGCGATATCTGAATTAGTGAGTCTTGTCGCGTAGCAGATTTCGTCAACGGCAAATCCGTGTCCGTCGGTGTAAATTCTGACAACTGCTGTAGGGTCGTTCGTGTATCCGAAGTCGAGCCCGATGTTGAGGAGTTTGTATTCATTTGGGATTTGGTCTATTTCTTTCCAATGGGTGAAGATGGTCGCTTGTGATGCCCCTCGTTCTCCAAGTCCGTAGACTCTCCAGAAGTTCTCGTCCACGTCTTTGAAGCGCTCAATTTCCATGACCACACTTTGCGGAAGGAAGGGGTTGTCCTTGTACGTTGTTTGGAAGAAGTCCGCGTCTTCTCGTGGGATGACTTGCTCATATATCCAATGGTGTTCGTCTGAGGGGTTGAAATCGAGGATTGTTCGTTCTGTGGTTCTCAGCATAAGCTGCCGCCAGTCTTCAAGGCTGAGTTCGTTGGCTTCGTTTATGAAGAGTATCTCCCGCTTGCGTCCTCTGACCTTTTGCGGTTGGTCAACCGATATAAACTCTACGAGGTTTCCCCATAGTTGGTATGTGCCTTCGCTCTTGTTGTGAAGCTCTACGTTGTATGCTCCTTCTTTGTTGAGGATCTCGAAGAAGTCTCTCATCGAGGTAGCACGAAGAGCAGGGAATGTCTTGCGGCATATCGTGATAACGAGGCCCGTGTTCTTGTGGCAAAGCTCTATGAGAGCCGTGAGGATGGAGTACGTCTTGCCGGATCGCGTCCCTCCTTGATGGACTTGGATACGTGCCTTTGATTTCCGAACGTGGTAATATGTCGCGGGGAGTTTACTCATCTAACCACGAGAGGGGCTTCTTCTCTTGTATCTCTATCTCTTGCCGTTCAATGTACCCTCGCTTTTTGCCTTTGGTCTTCAGGAAGAAGATAGTCGCTGCAGGGTTGCCTTCCTTCACGAGCTTATAGAGGTGGGATTCTGCGAAGTCTAGAACGCTATCAGCGATTGATTCCACGGCTTTCTTGTAGTCCGCGTCAGCCTTCATCCAATTGTAGTGGCTGCCTCTATCAATGCCGACCGTCTTTGCTGCTGTCGATACAATACCGAGGGATTTCTCCAACGCTTCGAGCATCGCTTTTTTAAGTGTTGAATTTTGTTGATTCATTGCTTGTGTTTTAAAGAAAACGAAGGGGGTCGTCACCAATGCCCCCTTCTCTGATAAGGTTTATCCAAATAGAAAGAACGTTCGGTGACTTATAGATTTTCTTTAACTGCTTTCTTACCTGTGAAGTCTTCCCATCGCTTTACTATTACATCGCAGTACTTCGGGTCTAATTCCATGCCGTAACATTTGCGTTTTGTTTTTTCGGCTGCTATGAGTGTCGAGCCTGAACCGAGGAAGGCATCATAAATAACCCCTGATAATTTTGTCATATCAATGCAACGGGTCATGCATTCAATGGGTTTTTGAGTTGGGTGCTTCCCAAGTCTTTCTGAGGATTGGTTAATGGGTCTAATGAACCAGATCGCTTTCTTGCATTTTTGATTAGTCCATAAAATTTCAAATGCACTTCCAAAAACTTTGTTTTCTTGCTCGCTATGTCTTTTCGCCCAAACTATCGGTGTTCCTTTCATCCAATCAATTGAATTTGTAAAATAATCCCCACCCCATATATACTGCTCCTTCGCTCCTGATAACCTAATCACTTCTCGTAAATCGAATTCCGATTCGTCTCCTTTGATTTTTTCGTATTTAGTAGTTGTCTTTCCCATTTTAGAATAATCCGTGTCCAAATCTATTCCATAAGGGGGGTCGGTAATAAGTGCGTCCGGTGTCTCTCCGTTCATGAGCTTCTCCACGTCCTCCGCCTTGGTAGAGTCCCCACACAGCAAACGATGCTCCCCCAAGATATACAAGTCTCCGAGTTTCGTCTTCGGTTCTTCGGGTACTTCGGGTACGTCGTCGGGGTCGGTGAGTCCTTCCGTCTCTTCGGGTTCTCCCGTCCAGACATCGAGTCCCCATTCATTCAGCTCTTCCGCATCCCATTCATTAGCGAGGATGTCGAAGTCGTTCTCTCCTGAGCTTACGTTATCCTTGATGATGAACTCTCGGTCTTTGGTCTCTCCCCATGTTGCCATGTAGACGGGTGCTTCTTTCAGCCCTGCCGCTTTGCAGGCTTTGAACCTCATATTACCACCGATCACAATCATCTCTGGGTTGACTACAATTGGACGGGCTTCGAGCATCTCCGGAAACTCCTCAATACTCTTCACGAGCTTTTGGAATTTCTCGTCTTTAATTATCCGAGGGTTCGTCGGATTCGCTTTCAGCGTCGAGAGTTTCATTAGCTTGGTTGAGGACGGCTTCAAGGAGGTATCTAAATTCTTCATTATGTACGGCCATTGTAAGTAAAAGAGTCGCGGGATCATCTCCGGCATGGAGACGCAGAACCTGCGAGTTATCGGTTATCAGGATAAAGTTCTTTGCGTGTAGTAGTGCTTTGCGTGCTGCTCTCATGTCTCGTAATGTGTTATTCGTCCCTCTACATCTCGTGCGACGTTCTCTAGACGGTCTCGGTCGTACCAAGTTAGATAATCTTCTCGCTTTACGAGGTGCTCTTCTCTGCCTCTTTTCATCATAAAGAACTCCTCCTTCTTCTCTTGCTTTAAGAACTCGCGGATATTGTCCGCTATCTCTTTCCGTTCTGCTTGGGTGTAGCTCATTTCTGTTTGTTTATAGTCCGCAATGTCCGGAGTCGCAATCGCTGAAGTCGTCAAAACTCAATGCGTGCTGCAATTTGTGTTTTTTTATCTGATCGTAAGTTGTCTCTTTTCCTACTAGAAATATATCATTGGGATATGTACGATTTCGCTCCTGACTTGCAAACCATTCCATTTTATTCGGGTGCTTGTCGAACATAGTGCGAAGGAGGAGAGGGTTTCTGTGAAAACATCCTACGCAGTTATTTCTTTCTGCAAATCGAACGGGTTTGTCTTTCCAAAACTCAACCACCTTGTCGCGGTGAATGCCGTCCTCTATCATTGGGAAAACTGGCTTTTGCCATGCTGTTTCCGCCCATTTATTGTTGCCGTTTGTGTGCTGTCCCACAACGTGCTTTTGTTCCAAAAGACCGTCGGAATTGCATTTATCAAAATGAGACACAGCCCTTCGTTCTTCTCCTGATCGAAAGCCTATCTGCATTTTAACTGGCTCGTTTATTTTTTCTTGCCACCATTCGAACATTGGTTTGAGCTTCATAAGTGCGGTACAGTATCTCCGTAAAGGACTCGGCAAGACTTTCCCATGTTTTCCACTTGTAATCTCGTCAAATGTTGCGCCCGTCACCCAGTCAATGGGTTGCCCCAGATACTGCTCAAGGTCGAGCATGGTGTGCAGGATCGTATCATCTTCTGCCGTTGCTATAAATTCTTTACCGATTCGGTCGCTTACCATTTGAACAAGCTTCGAGTCTTTCGGCGTACAAGCACGGTCTTCAATACATACCAAAGCAAAGACCAAGTAATCGCTTGGGTAGTTTGC